TTCATGATCAGTGTGAAAAGATTTACAAAAAATCTGAGCAATATGTACCTGGCATTTACAATTATCAAATAAAAAATACGTCAGAAGCAGTTACAAAATATCATCAAGAATATTTTGGCGATCCTGCTAAAGAAAATTTACATCTATATTACGATAGAAAAGAAAAAATGGGTTTGAAATATTTTGATAAAGATGAGTTAACACAATCAATACACAACCTGTCTGCACTATCCAAAGCAATTATAGAAAGACAATACTCCAGAATCAATATAGATTTAAAAAAATGGCCCATTGAAAATGTTATAGATACCATTATGGAGTTACGAAGATTTCCATTAATGGTTGTTGTGAAAGGTAACACAGAAAAAGACAGTTTGGAAGACTTGCATAGTACACACAAGATGTTTAAAAATATTATACCAAATAACGAAATTGCTGTGTTGGCAAGATGTAAAAACTCAACAACTTTTGGTAAAGAATTTAACAACTATGTTAAAGACAATCAATTAAATAATTCACTTGCAAAATCAACAAAAATAGTGTATATTACAAGTAAGAAGATTCCGAAGCCGTTGTTAACATCTGAATGGGAACCAGAAGCGGTACTAGTTTGTGATAACACTAGAAGTTATTCTAAGGTTGATCAATATGTTAACACAATTGATTTACAGTTACAAATCAATGGACAAGAGAGTTATTGGAATCGGATCCATTATGGAGCAGACACTATATGAGATGTAAAATTGTAATCACAGACGAGGTCAATGTAAAGATCGAAGGATTGCCTGTTGACGTTAGAAGAAAGATTGCAAATAAGTTTAAATTTTCAGTGCCTTATGCACGTTACTTGCCACAGTACAAATTAGGTAGATGGGATGGTAAGGTTGGTTTCTTTGGTTTAGGTGGTAATGGCTATGTGAATCATTTAGAAAAGATTATAGAATATCTGCACGAATCGGGTGTTGAGATTGAAGAAGTAGATGACAAACGACATAAATTTGATTTAGTATTTGATAAAATTGATAAAGATTATTTTGCAGATAAATCGTGGCCCAAAGGACACATATGCGAAGGTCAAGCAATTGAGTTAAGAGATTATCAAGTTGACGTAATCAATAACTTTATCAAAGAACCACAAAGTTTACAAGAAGTTGCCACTGGTGCTGGTAAAACAATTATCACGGCGGCATTAAGTAGCATATGCGAAAAGTTTGGACGTACTTTAGTAATTGTGCCTAACAAAGGTTTAGTAACACAAACAGAAGAAGATTATCTTAATGTTGGTTTAGACGTGGGTGTATACTTTGGAGATAGAAAAGAATTAAATCGTACGCACACAATTTGTACTTGGCAAAGTTTAAATGTATTAGATAAAAAATCTAAAGCAGGAGAATCTGTATTGACATTGTCAGATTTTTTAGAAGGTGTTAGAACTGTTATTATAGATGAAGTTCACCAAGCAAAAGCAGAAGTACTTAAAAAATTACTAACACAACATCTTAGAAATGCTCCAGTACGATGGGGACTAACAGGCACAGTACCTAAAGAACAATTTGAATTTCAAAGTATATTAGCAAGTATTGGACCTGTTGTAAATCAAATATCAGCAAAAGAATTACAGGATAAAGGAGTATTGTCTAAATGTCATGTTAATATTGTACAACTAATTGATACTGAAGTTTACACAAACTATCAAGAAGAATTAAAATATTTGGTTACTAATGAAAGAAGATTAGACTACATCGGCAAGTTAGTTAATAAAATTAAAAGCGGAGGAAACACTCTTGTGCTAGTTGATAGATTAACAGCAGGAAAAAAATTATGTGAAATAATAGACGATAGTGTGTTTATTCAAGGAGAAACAAAGTTAGCAGATAGAAAAGAACAATATGACGAAATCAGTGACAAAGACAACAAAGTTATTGTAGCAACATATGGTGTAGCCAGTGTAGGTATCAACATACCAAGAATATTTAATTTAATATTAATTGAACCTGGCAAGTCGTTTGTTAGAGTAATTCAATCAATTGGAAGAGGCATACGTAAAGCCAAAGACAAAGACTTTGTGCAGATTTGGGATTTAACTTCAAGTTGTAAATTTGCTAAAAGACATTTAACACACAGGAAAAAATTTTACAAAGAAGCAAACTATCCTTTTACGATAGAGAAAGTAGATTGGACGAAATGAACTGTTTAGGATTATTTTTAGCAGTGTCAATGCACGTTGGTTTAGAAGCAAATTATAATAATGTACATCCACACGCAAGGTGCACTGTGGATAATAAGATAGCAGGAGTGTTCTATAACTCTGAGGATAGAATTAGTACATACATTGGTAGACAGTTTGAATTAGACGAGTATTGGAACATTGAATTAGGACTTGTAACAGGATATAAATCAGAGGATATACTACCAATGGTTAGATACAAAGCAGGAGGTTTATTTGTTTCTCCTGCATATGAAAAACATAACGGTGAAGAAAACTACGGTGTAGTAATAGGTTGGGAGATAGGAAAATGAGAATAGCCGGAGCACAAATACCAGTCACAAATGATGTCAAAACAAATTTTGAAGCAATAATGAAGGCGTGTGAATGGGCAGTAGAAAACAAAGTAGATTATTTGTTTACACCTGAAACATCATTGAGTGGGTATAACACACCAGCATATACTATACACACTTGTAAAGAAACTGAAGATGCAATGGCAAAATTAGTGGAGTATGCTTCGAGCAACAAGTTAGGATTAATCATAGGAACACTTTGGCTAGACGACAAAGATAAAATTAATGGTGCTTTTTTTGGAATTAAATCAAATCAATTAAGATTTTATAATCAAGAAGGCGAACATATCGGTTCAACAAAGAAAACAAAGATAGTAAGTTTTGATGATGACTGTGAAAAAGAAACTAAAACTCCAGTTGTTACACTTACAAAAGGAGAAGAAAAATTAAAAATTGGTGCTCTTATCTGTAATGATCTTGTGGGAAATTATTATTGGGGAGGCGAGAATCTTGCTAGTAAACTCAAACAAGAAAATGTTGCTATAATAATCCATGCTAGTAATACTCAAAAGGATCAAGGCAAACACGTCAAAGCAATACATGATAATTTTCATGATGCTTGTATACAATTCGTTTCATATGCTACTAACACACCAATAATGAGTGTTGACAATCCTTGGCACATACACGGCTTTGAATCACCAGACGGTACATCATTTACATCAGGAACTTATCTTCCATTAGAGGCAAAATATCAAGCACCAAAGACAGGCACACACTACTTTTATTACGATCACAGTGACATAACTCATTCATTTTCGGAAGGAACAGACAAATGAAAATATTAACAGTGGAAAATATTCCATATGATCTAAACAAAATGCCACAAACAGTATCAGATGATATGGCATTCAGTGTATTAGATAACAGTAATCCCAAAGAACCTGATTTCTTTTTCTTGCCTTTGATATACATTGAATCATTCAATGCTCCGGCAATAGTTTTAGAAATAGGCGGTAAAGAAGTTACTATGCCTCTTGATTGGAGCATAGCAGTAGGTGACAAAGAAGACAGCAACACTGTTGAAGTTGTTCCATTAACCAGCATTGCAGATAGAGGTTTTTCAGCATTTATTTTCAATCCATTGGATGGATTTAAAGCAGACTTTTACGAAGTCAATGTTGTTAATTTTTACAATGATGTAAAATGGTACTTTCCAAAAATAAAAAACAATCAACTTTTATCTACACCATTAACAAATAATAAAAGTCCAGATTGTGCTTTTTTTGTTAAAGATATTTCAAGACAGTGTGAAAGTATAGAATATACATCATTACTATAATGCCAAAAAAAAAAGAACCTGCAATGATTTATGAAAGTCCAGATGGAGGAGCAACTGTGTATGCAAGACCAATTAATGGTAAAGGTGAACGTATTTTGATTGAAGAGCCAAACTATCCTGAGTGGCATTTGACTGAATTGGAAATATCGGAAATTGTAGATTATGCAAACGAAGGAAACAAGGCTTTACAAATTCAATTAAAGAAGTTAAAATTAATATACAATTTAATAAAAGAAGACAGATGGTAACCAAAACTAACAAACTACCTTTAAAAGATATATTGGCGGCTATTGATATGAATGCTAAAAATGTATGGGACGACTTGTCCGATGATGAACGAAAACAGGTATCATTTTATCTGTTGAATAGATATGTTAGTGCTATCAAAGGTAAAAATGAAGACAAGCAACTGCAAATATTTAAAACAAATCAATATTACAATAAGCATTTTTTTACACTAACTAAACACAAAAAATTATTATGGTATCTGTTGTGTATGACTGCTGATGATAAAAAATCAATAAGATATCATGAATGGATTGGCTATAAACAAAAAGGTAGTAACAGCACAGCAAAAGCAATGAAGTTTTTAGAAAAATTATATCCGTCTAGAAAAGAAGATGAATTAAAATTGTTAGCAAGTATTAACTCAACAAAAGAATTAAAACAGTTAGCAGAAGATTTAGGAATGACAAAAGAACAAATTAAGAAAACATTTTAATGATTGAAAAACTTTATTCGTGCAAATACTGTAATGCAAAATTTGCCAAAGAAAAAACTTTATCAGTGCATATGTGTGAACAAAAACGAAGATTTGTACAAAAAGATGAACGTAGAGTACAACTAGGATATCAAACATTTATGAGATTTTATGAACTATGTCAGAAATCTAGTAAACAAAAATCTTATGAAGACTTTTGCAAGTCTCCTTATTATACAGCATTTGTAAAATTTGGCAGTTTTATTAGTAATGTTAAGCCGTTATACCCAAACAAGTATATCGATTATGTTGTTACATCTGGTGTAAAATTAGATCATTGGTGCAGAGAAGAAATGTATTTAAAATACGCAGGAGATTTAATTTTAAGAGAAAGAGTTGAAACAGCAATGGAACGATCAATTAAAACTATGATGGATTGGGGAGATGAAAAACAAGCACCATGGGGAGACTATTTTAGATATGCAAGTTTAAACAGAGCAGTGATTGATATCAAAGACGGAAAGATATCTCCTTGGTTAATATTGAATTGTAAAAGCGGTAAAGTTATGATGAAGAAATTTAATGATGAACAATTACAGATTGTGTATCCGGTAATGGATCCATCGCATTGGGCATTAAGGTTCAAGCGAAAACCAGCAGATATTGAAATGATTAAAGAAATTGTAAAGGAGGCAGGACTATGATCAAAGAACACAATGTTGTTCCATTGTTTGGAATACCACTTTGTCAAACACAAATACAACCATACGAAGAAAGTGAAAACTTTCTAAAAGAAAAAATAGAATATGTTGAACGATCACACAAAGTATCATACATATCTAAAGATGATTATGTACTTGATAATGAAAACTTGATGCCACTCAAAAATGAAATTGAGACTCAGGTGAGCGAATTTATGCATGGATATTTAGACATACATGAAAAACATAGATTTGTAATCACAACAAGTTGGTGTAATAGATATGAACATAATCATTTTATACAAGAACATTATCATAGTAACAGTTTAATATCAGGTGTATTATTTTTATCAGACTGTCAAGATACAGCAAATATTGTATTTCATAAAGATAAAAATCATACAAATATTTTTACTGATACAGTTAAATTGGATCACAAAGATGAATTCGATTATGTTAACAAAAGAAGTTATCTATATCACCAATCTAAAATGGCAATCAGTCCAAAGAAATGGGATTTAGTTATGTTTCCAAGTTTTTTAAATCACAGTGTTGAAGCCAACACTAGCACAACTAATGTAAGATACACATTGTCATTCAATGTTTGGGTAAAAGGTGAAATAGGTGGCGGACACAGTAAATTGGTATTATAATGTTTGATGTAGATATAGACTTTGCAGATAGAAATGTGTTATTAGAAAAACTAAAACACAGAGTAGCCAAATTAGAAAATGGTAAAAAGCACAACACTGGTGTTTACTTTACAGAAATACCACATGATCCTGCAACTAATCTATCTACTTTAGATTATGAAACTGCTGAAGATAGAAACTATTTTAAATTGGATTGCTTGAATGTGAGTATATACAAAAACGTAAAAGACAATGATCACTTAAACAAATTAATGACAACAAAACCAGTATGGGAATTATTAGAAGCCAAAGAATTTAGTGATCAAGTTTTCCACTTGAACGGACATAATGACATTTTAAAAACATTAAAGCCAAAAAATATAGAACAATTGGCGGCTGTGTTGGCAATTATACGACCTAGCAAAAGATATCTACTCAACAAAGATTGGGACACAATATTAAAAGAAGTTTGGATTAAGCCAACTGACGACAAGTACTTCTTTAAGAAATCACACGCAACATCCTACGCATTCGCAGTTGTGGTCCACATGAATCTTATTTGCGAACAATTAACTTGATTATTTAGGTTTTCGAACCAACTGAACTGATTTTCTTTTACTACGTTTCATTGCAAGATTGTTTAAACTTGTAACAGGTCCTATTTTTACACTTACATCTTTGGTGTTCATCATCATTAGAACGTTCTTGAATATCATCAATTCTTTGCGTAAAAATATACCAATTGGGATCATTCTATTGCTTTCCCACCACCAAGTTTGACATAAACTCATAAATTTTTCTCTAGCATTTGTGTGTATTTCTTCATACACATACATTGACGTAATAGAGGTATCTTGGTTGTTGATTACCCCAACATACTCTTTTCCACCGTATTCGACGACCGAGATAAACGGAAAGTTCTTTTCTATGTCGTTTAACAGCATTTTAATATCAATAAATACATAAGATTATGCAACTTGTGCCAAAATATTTATTAAATAACAGTGTGACTCTTACCGCAAATCTGGCAGGAGAAATAACGGAGTATAGATCAGTGTATCAAAGAAATTTAAACATCGCTAAAGGAATAGACAACACAGTTCAGTTCAATGTGCTTAATGCAGATCAGAAACCTGTATCTATATTGAACACGTACACACCCAAGTTTCAATTGTACGATGAAAATAATAGATTAGTAGTAACCAGAGACGGTACTGTGATTGAAACGTCTACTCCAAGTAAAGTGGGTCATTTTACAATTACAATTTCAGAAAATGATTTATTGAACGTTAAGTCACAATATATGCACTACACAGTGTATCTACATAAAAACTCTGATTCATCAAAAACTATGTTACATAGTGGTACAAATTTTGAAAACAAAGGTACAGTCTATATTAGCACAGAAGAATTCCCGGGTCCATTGGATTCATATGCAGTAACAACATTTACAGAAAACAATCCAAGTTCGGGTGTTTTTGTTTCAGAAACAGTGACAGCAGAACCAACTATTAATGGTAATTCAGCATTGCACACGGTGGCTTATTATCTAGATCAAGCAGTTGGTGATATAGTTGTACAAGGAACACTTGCTAATCAGATTGATGGAGATACATTTTGGTCAGATATTGACACATTTACATCTACAGACTCAGACAGTTTGAAATATGTAAATTTTAATGGAGTGTACAGTTATCTAAGATTCCAACACACACTAACTTCTGGTAGTGTTACCAAAATATTAGTTCGAAACTAATTGACTTTTTCATTATTTTAAATTATAATACAAGCATGAATATTGTGCTTGACGTTTTACAAACTTATCTTCCTTCCAAAAGAAAGCAAACACCTAGTGGTTGGTTGGCTTTTAATGCTCCTTGTTGTGAGCATAATGGTACAACACCAGATACAAGACAAAGAGGCGGACTGATAGCAAAAGCAGACGAAAGTGTTAGTTTTCATTGCTTCAATTGTGGATTCAAAACAAGTTGGAGATTAGGAAGAAACTTATCTTATAAAATGAAAAGATTTATGAGATGGTTGAATATGCCTGATGATGTAATAACAAAATTAGCACTTCAAGTTTTACAACAAAAAACAGATGCAATAGGATTCAAATCAATTGTTACTCTTCCAAAATTTACAATAAAAGAACTTCCACCTAAAGCAAAACCAATACACGAGTGGGCAACATATAAAGATTTAGAACCAAGCGGAGTTGATAAAGATTTATTTTCTGTAATGGAATACATTGCTAAAAGAAAATTAACTCTAGACGATTATGATTTTTATTGGAGTCCTGAAGCAGGATTTCGAGATAGACTGATTATTCCTTTTACACATCAATCAAAGATTGTTGGGTACACAGCCAGAAAGGTTGTAGAAAGTAAAGTAAAATATTTGTCAGAACAACAACCAGGATATGTGTTTAATACAGATGCCCAAGACGATGATAGAAAATATATTGTAGCAATGGAAGGTCCTATTGATGCTATTGCTATTGATGGTGTTGCTTTATTGGGTAGCGAGATAAAAGAACAACAAACAGCACTAGTAAACAGTTTAGGCAAACACGTGATTGTGGTTCCTGACAGAGACGAAGCAGGACAAAAATTAGTTTATGATGCTATGGAATCGGGTTGGTCAGTAAGTATGCCCGAATGGAGTCAAGATATTGGAGATGTTAACGATGCTGTGCGTAAATATGGTAGACTTCATACATTGTACACAATAATAAAGAATGCTGAAGATTCACAACTAAAAACTAAACTAAGGATGAAAAAATGGTTCGCATAAAGAATTTTTTAAAAAAAGCGATCTCAATTTTGTTTTTTCCTATCACTAAACTTGTAAACTACATCAAGTACAAGAAGAAGATTAGAGAATTGCAAAAAAGAGATCCGTTTATATACAAGTAGGAGAAATATGATCGTTTGGGGAATAACAGGAAACAATCACGATGCCAGTTTGGCAGTGATGGAATGGAAGGTGCAAGGATTAACGGATCACTATGCTCTAAGATTAAAATGGGCAGGCATGAGCAAAGATTTTAGTGGAGTTGCTGGAGATCCAACGTTGTGTCCTAAACTGATGGCAGAAGTAAGAGCCAATCCTAAATGGGCCTACCCTGCAAAAATTTATTTTTATGAAAAGCCTTTGAAGAAAACTATGAGACAACTAATTGCAGGACAAGGTTGGAAATGGAAAGAAAATAATATTAAAAAGTTTCTAGCAAAATCTGGTATACACAATGTTCCTATAGAATATATTGATCATCATCACAGTCATGCGGCATATGGTTATTACACATCGTCATTCAAAAATGCGGCAGTTATTGTTTTAGACTCAATTGGTGAGTTTGAAACATTTACTATTTGGCATGGCAGAGGTACCAAGTTAGAAAAGAAATACACTCAAAGTTATCCTCACAGCATTGGATTATTTTATTCTGCAATGACACAAAGATGTGGATTCAAAGCAAACGCAGAAGAATACAAATTAGAACAATTAGCGAAAAAAGGTAATTGGAGAAAACATTATAGATTGTTTATGGAAGAAATTATAGATACTAGAATGCCTTTCAAAACAAGAGTAAATTTACACAGAGGTTGTAATTGGTGGAGACCCGAATTAAACACAGAAGAAGATATGGCGGATCTAGCCGCAACTACACAACACATTTTTGAACAAGTATTGATGTGTGCCAGTTCGTGGATACAGATGAATATCAAAACATCAAACATAGTTTTGGTTGGCGGATGTGCATTGAATAAAACTGCTGTGAGTAAATTAAATGCAGTGTGGGATGATATATGGGTGCCAAAAAATCCTGGTGACCCTGGATCATGTGTAGGTGCAGTGTGTGCCAAATTTCATAAGCACATTGACTTTAATGAAGAAATGTGGTATAATAAGGACAATGGTAAAACAAAATAAAGATTACGGATACGAGATACAAAAACTGTATCTTGAAATGATGTTGAGTGACGCAGAAACATTTGTGCGTTGTCAGTCCATATTTGATCATACACTATTTGATAGAAAACTTCAAGAAACAGCAGACTTTGTGAACAAGTATGTTGTTCAATATAATTCATTGCCAACATATGACATTGTTAACAAGTCGTGTAATATGGAATTAAAAGCGGCAGACAATCTATCTGAAGAACATTTCAATTGGTTATTAGATGACTTTGAAACATTTGTTAGACACAAAAGTTTAGAAAGAGCAATATTAAAAAGTGCTGATATGTTGGAAAACGGTGAATATGGTCCAGTTGAAGAATTGGTCAAGAAGGCAGTACAAATAGGACTACACAAAGATATAGGAACAGATTATTTTGATGATCCCAAAGCAAGACTAATGGGATTGAAAGATCAAAACGGTCAAGTTAGCACAGGCTGGGCAACACTAGATAAAAAATTGTTTGGTGGATTCAACAAAGGTGAATTGAATATATTTGCTGGTGGATCTGGTGCAGGTAAAAGTTTATTCCTTGCAAACTTAGGTTGTAATTGGGTGCTGAATGGTTTAAATGTTGCATATGTATCATTTGAATTAAGTGAAGCACTAGTAAGTATGAGACTAGATTCTATGCTGACTGATGTGCCTGCTAGAGAAATATTTAAAGATTTAGATGGTGTAGAAATGAAAGTTAAACTGCTTGGCAAAAAAGCAGGTAAGTTTCAAATCAAATACATGGCAAGTGGTAAAAACGCAAACGATTTAAGAAGTTATCTCAAAGAATATGAAATTAAAACTGGCAGTAAACTAGACGTTATACTGGTTGACTATTTGGATCTTATGATGCCAATCAGTAGAAAAGTTTCTCCAAGTGATTTGTTTGTTAAAGATAAATTTGTATCTGAAGAATTAAGAAACTTATCAATGGAATTGAATGTTATCTTTGTTACAGCATCACAGTTGAATAGAGGTGCTGTTGAAGAAATTGAATTTGACCACAGTCATATATCGGGTGGGTTAAGTAAAATACAAACTGCTGACAATGTGTTTGGTATATTCACATCAAGAGCAATGCGAGAACGTGGTAGATATCAAATACAATTAATGAAAACAAGATCATCTAGCGGAGTTGGTCAAAAGATTGATTTAGAATTTGATGTAGACAGTTTGAGAATTAGAGATTTAGCAGAAGATGATTCAGGACAAAATTATGGTAGCAGTGGCAATAGTACCATATATAACTCATTGAAAAAAACTTCAACAGTTATAGATGATAATGCAACAGATTCATCTGAATCACAAGAAAAAGTTCCTAATCCTACAAAAGGACAATCGTTGCACAAAGCCGGTACAGATAATGCAGATCAAACAAAGTTGAGGGACTTTTTAAAGAACCTTGATGGCGATGAATAAACAATACAAAAGAATAGTAATTCCAAAAGGTTTAGATTTAGGAACCAGCAGACGTACTTGTACTCAGTTGGCAAACACAATTAGTGTAAGTTCTGGTTTAGAAATATTTTCAGATGTTGATCATATCCAACAAG